TCATAGCGTCATACTTCCGGCAGGATCGAGTTCATCCTGTAGCCAGCTGAGGGCGTCGGCGATGTACTTGGGGCACGTGACATCCTCACCGGCCGCGACGCGCTCAAAGATGCTGGCCGCAAAATCGCCTTTGCTGAACGAATCCCGCATCAGCCCATGTAGGGCCTGCAGTAGATCCACGTGGGTGGCAGCACCTGCCACGACCTCGGCCGCTTCGGCAAGTGCGCCGGTAGGTGGCCTGACCTTCTTTTCCTTGTCTTCGTCCTCGGCCTTTTGTTGGCCGCCGGCCTTGGCAGCCTCAGTCTCTTCAGCCAACTTATTCAGCCCCTTGAACCAGTCGATGTTGGTAAGGATCAGCGAGTCCTCGAAGGTCGTCGGCCATTGATTGCCCGCCTCAGAGACCGGCAGCTGCCATGCGAACCGCACCTTGCAGTCCGGTGCACCGGTCCAGATGAGTTGGGCGGAAGTTGGCGCCTTGAAGTCGTCCACGTTTTGCAGTTTGGGATGCCATTCGCGTAGCGTGGCATTGCCACACCTTAGGCCGGCCTGGCCTGTGTTCGCCGTGGCCATCCAGCGCATCTTGCCTTTGGGGCCGGCCTTCTTCTCGGTGGGATCGAGGTCGGTGATGACGACGGTAGGAATCCGGAGCTTCTCAACCAAGGGCCTCAGCCGATGTGCGTGGCTGCCACCGATGTCCAGGAAAGAGACGTAGCGGCTGTTCAATTTCTCGTACTTCAGCTCCATGAAGAGCGGCACGAGCATCCGCTCTGCGACTCCTTCCACGAACAGTGCGGCGTTGGCGAACAGAAGATCGGTGTGTTGCACGCGAAAGTAGCGTTCCGCGAATTGCCGTGTCTCCTCGTCGTCGCCGAACACTTCCCCCAGGTCGACAACTTCGGTGCTCGGCGTTGGATAGGACGTCGAGGCTGGAATCCGCCGCACGTACCGCAGCCGATCGAAGTCCTCGGCGTGCGCGAGATGACTGGAATGGGTGCTGATCAGCAACTGGCTTTGCAGCGCGCTGGCATCACTATCGGTCGGGCTGATGAGCTTGTGCGCCTTGTCCGGAAAGATGCGCTGCACCTGGACGTGCAAGTGGGCCTCGGGCTCCTCGATCATGACGAGGTGGACCGGTGGCGGCGAGCCTTTCTCAGGGTTCATGCGCGCGGTCTTGAACGACACGAGCTGGTAGCTCAGCGACTGCAGGTTTTGGTAACCCAAGCCGATCGAGAACTCCGGCAGCATGTCTTCGCCGGTCCCGCCTTTCATGCTGTACTGGACGGCAGTACTGTGGTCAAGCAGGTCGGCGGTGTGGATACGCGTCCTGAACCTGATTTCCTGAGGATCATGAAGGCCGGGGTAGCCGAGCATCTTCACCTCGGCCACCGAGGACGCCAAGGCTTCGTGTATTTTCAGGTCAAGGTCCTTCTGCGCATTGGCGACCGCCTGGATGAGGTCGGCGCGTTGCCCGTGCCCAGTGACGGCGACGTTGAGGTGCTGGCGCGCAAACTTCAGGAGCTGGTTCGAAAACAGGCCGACGGGATGTGATGACGACGTAGACTTGGAGTCGGCCTCTTCCGAGCCGAGGCCACGCTGGGCGGCCACGAAGTCGACGCGGATCAACTTAGCGAGGTGCTTGCGGTCGGCTGGCTGCGCGCCCGCCGCCAAGACCTGGGTCTTGTAGGTCTTGATCCCCTGGATAGGATTGTTGGCCGCATCAAGGCTGTACGGCTTGACCTGTCCCAGCTTCCTGGGCTCGCGTAGCCAGTAGTCAAGCAGGTCAATCGGCCAGGCCAGCGAATCGCTGCTAATGCCCTTCACAGGTTGGCGCGCCAAGTTGTAGGCCCAGGCCAGCTCTTTGAGCGACGCGACATCGCTGGCCGGCTCCAGGCGCAGCCGGACGCCAACAGCGCCACCTTTCCAAACCAACTTGGACAAGAAGGGCTGAACGTAGTGGAACATCCCGGCCTCAGCGTCGAACCACAAATCCAGCGTGGGCATCGCCGCCAACAGCGTCGCTAGCTCGTCCTCCCAGTTGTCGCCCTCCTTCGGTGCGGCGGTCGCCGGATCTTCCGTCAACGATTCCCATTTGACGCCCAGCGCGCGAAGCACGGGCCACTCCGAGAGGCTGATGTCGAACGCGCCAAAGGGCGAGGATTCAGCTAGGAAGTGCCGAAGCGCGGTGAGGATGGCGGTCTTGCCGCTGTTGTTGGCGCCCACGAGAATCGTCGTCAGCGGGTCCAAGTCCAATTGGACCTTGCCCAGGCGACGGAACTTGCACAACTCGACATACCGCAGCGTAATGCTACCGGACGAAATTGCTGGTGCTGCTGGTGTGGTCACGATGCTGTGCCTCCTGTATTGAGTTGCCGCGTTTGCAACGGCATTGACACAAGAGGCTTCAATACAACCCGGTTGCATCCGCGCGTACTATGTCGAGCCCCTTCCTGTGCGTTGATTAGACCGCAATCGAACAGACTCTGTCGCAGTTACGGAAGAATTTGGGGTTAACGCTTCGCTTGATGCGTCTCCGCAACGAATCGAGCAACGCGGCGGTATTTCGTGAAGCCTACGGTTTACAGCCGCGAGCGTCGGGTATCGATCGCAGCGGTCGCTGGGACCGTCTGCCGCGAATATCCGCAGCCAGCCTAAAGGAGAAGTTCTACGAACAGCACGACTACCTTGAGGAGCAATGCAAGGCCTAGCTTGTGACCGTCGAGAAAGTGAAAGACCATTTGACAAACCACATCACACAGCCCCTGACAATCGACGGTCATTGACAAATATGCTTTGTTTGTTCACTTTCGCAAACTGAAAGGATCGTTGCAAATTGTGCACAATTTAGCCAGCTGGCCTTCCCGACAGCAGAGAACGGTTAAACGGCTGCTAACTGCACGTTAGGATTCAATACAAAACAACTTACTGGCGACGCATATGACAATAGCTGCAGCTTGGATTCGAACCCTAGAAAATGGGGCCGAAGAGCTCTTTTTTTGCTCAGATAGCCGATTAAGCAATGGCACAAGATTCGATCATTGCCAAAAAACTTTCCGTTTCAATCGCACAGATGCGGCCATTTGCTTTGCAGGCAGAACAGATTGGGCATACCCCATGATCATCGCCGCAATCAAAGCAGCGGATCTTCATGCGCCGTCGCAGACTCGCTCGCTCACTCTTTCAAAATTCAAGACTCACTTGCTTAATCTGTTAAATCAGATGCAGAGTGAGGTACACAATTTCGCACATGGAGCAAATATTCCAGATGTCACCTTCTTGTTCGGAGGCTACGACTGGTGGAAAAAATCATTTCGACTGTGGCGAATTGAATTCAATCAAACAATGTCCTGTTTTATCGCAGATGAGCGAACGGGAAGTAACGCATTGGGTGGACTTGGAAAGATCGAAATTGCAGGTGACCCAGAGTGGACTGCAACGTTACATAAGAATGTAAAAGCTTTAGCACAGTCGCGCTATGGTCTTGACATGCGTCACCCCCCAACAGCAAGGTTCAACTTGGAGCCTTTCGAATGCATTCGGGATCTTCTCAGAAATTCTTCTGCTAACGATAGCATCGGTGGTGCGCCTCAAGCAGTAAAAATTTACCAATACTTAAATTCAACCGATATAGGCTTCTTTTGGCCACGATTTGAAGACGGAAGGCTATTTCTATCCGGCCGCCCACTTCTAGATTACGAGCGAGCTGAAATTCGGTCTGTAATCGACCCAGACTCGATTCAATCAACATGGAGCAGCGGAAATAGTAAGGAAGCGGCAAACCAAATGCGAAAGACATTTGGCGGAGATGCACTCGAGTCTTATGACAATGAAATGGAGCAAAAAGAAGAGTTCGTTGCTCCCCCTCCGATTCCGATGGCTTGAGGAAAACATACAGCTCGCTCTACCTTCCTTCGTCAACCTACTGTTCGTTCAACATGGGCATCAGCTAGAGAACATACCTTCTGCATGGAATCACGAGTAAGAAATTAGGAGATGTCATGTATCTTGGAATCGATAACAACTCAGGTTTGGTCTATGAGGGTTGGGGGCACCCTAGCTCCCCGACTATTCCTACGCCTCATATTGCCTTAGCCACATTAATCAGAAGCCCAGAGGACTGGCTCGCTCTGCCCCTTAACTTCAGCCAATCGTCTTTGAGCTGGATCTTCCGGGAAGACACTTTTGATGCAGTGACTCGCACTCGACGAGGTCGCCTTTACTTCCAACCAGGAGGAATTCAACCGACAACAACTTCCGTGACACCACATCCATATGAGGACCCTTTCGGAAAATCTGCGGGCCAGGGAGGTCTAACGCGAAAAACACTTTATACATACATGGCTTGCACGCCTTTACTCCAGGAACCTAATCAAGGACAGGGCTCAACCTTAGCATTGGGAACTACTCAGGCCGCATCCTCATGGCGAGTCGTCCAAACCGAACTTTTGATTAGCGGCTGCGTAATGGTGACACTTAAAGCACTTAGCGCATTTGGAATTTTGCCTGCAATCGACATGAACAAGGTTTCGATGGAGCACCAACAGCCTGTCACCCAAGCATTCAACCGAGCTTTGGACTCAGCCTTCCGGGAAACTGCTATCTCCGTAGTTGATCACTGCAAAAATGCAATGACAGTTATTCTTGGTCGATGGCTCGTTCAACAAGGACATCCGAAATCTATTCTGGATAAAGACATCGGCGAAGTCGCAAAAGTTGTCCTTGCCCCACCCTATCAGATGTTCGTAATAGGTAATCTCGCACAGGTCGCTGCTCGACTTCACGCCCGAGGAAAAGGTAATGAGCAACACGCTAAGGAAGCCCGCCCCCCTATCGAGGAAGACGCCCAGCTTGCCATTGAGGCTTTAGGTTTAATCTTGCGGGACATCGGCTGGGCCAAGTGATTTAGCAGAATTATTTCAATGCATCAGGAGGTGCTGTTTGTTGTACCACCTCTGAAATTCAATCAACATAAGAGTTGTTTTCTCAGCATCTTCCACAATTTTTGTGCATCCTACGGTTTCTCGCTCACTTCCAGAGGCAGAAGGTATATCGTTGGAGGAGTCACCATCAACTCTTGTGGAACCTGAGGGAACGAAAAGCAAACTTTTTGAGTTAGCTGCGGAGTTGTCGAGCATCCGGATAGGAACGGAACGGCTAGCCAGAAAACTAGACTTCTTACGATAGTCATCTGAAATCTCCTTAGATATTTGGTTTTGAACTCGAGCCACATCGGCCACGTGTTGTTCTTGCTTTGCTTGTGCGATTTGTACGGTTTGTTTTTCAGCATCCCACTGGCGCTGCAGACGGGATTGCCCCATCTGCAGGCCTAGTAAAAACGCCATGAGAAGCAACAATCCCTTGAGAAACAAGGATTTATTCAATTCGAGAAATGCACGAATCCAGCTCATACTCCCTCCCCATCCAGCGAGGCCAAGTTGTAGGAGCCAATCAAACGGATGAGCTTGTCGGCATAGTCAGGGTCCGTGGCGTAGCCTGCTTTTAGAAGAGCTCGCGAAAAAGTCTGCGCCGAGACACACAAGAAGCAGTCTTTGTAGCGAGGGTTGCGTTTTAAGAATGCGGCATGGTCGTCCACACTGGCCTGCCATGTCGGGTACTTACGCCATTTAGCGGGCACAACGACCCACTGCCCTCGGATGAACTCCTTGGTGTCTAGCGTCACGGTTTCACCGCGCCACAAACTGTCTGCCTTAATCCCGAACAAGTTATTGGCCATCTTCGTGAGCCCTGACTCTCCCCAGCCAGACTCGAGTGCCGCTTGGCTCACTGTGATACTGGCTGGAACACCCGCAACCTTGTGACAAGCCTGTGCAGCTGGCCCGACAAGGGCGATGAAGTCTTGTGGTTTCACAGCATCTCCTTCACATCTTTGGCCACCTCGTCAATTGAGGCGTCGCGCCGCTCATCGATGAAGTTAAAAATCCACCGAACCAATGCCCATCCGGGCAAGCCGCAGGCAAAGATCAAACCGCCCATGGCACACAGCCCCACCGTTGAGAACGCCCAGTGATGAAGCTGGAAATACTCGATCGTGGTTGCACCACCACCTATGCTTGAAACAACAGTACTGATCAGCCCCACTGTCCACTCGCGCTTATCGCGTGGTGGCGTCATGAGCATGACTACGACTGCGGCAAGCGTTGCACCACTGGCGGCGGCGGCAGCCGTTCCACCAAAGGCTTTGTATGCAGCGGCAGCTCCAGCCACTCCGCTACTTGTTGGTTCTGGCATTTCTTAACTCCCAAAAAAATACCCACCTGAATCGCTTCAAAGCGGGTTGTGAACAACTCGTTGGTTTATGGTTGATCGGCGGTGTGAACTGCAGTGCTTTCTGCCACGCAGGTCACCTCCACCAAATCAGCTCGAGGCTTGACGCTCATCACGCGTGCCATCTGGGCCCAAGTCTGCCCCACCCCAAAAGCAAAGTGCGTTCGCTCCTCACCTCCACCGGTTTGGATATCAACGCTCGGCGCTTGCTGCAAGACGGCATGCCTGTCAGTCGCACCGCGCGTCACACCAATCGGATCAGTGACTGAGCCATCCAAGCGCCTGAGCGCGATGTAGTGATTTGCTCCCACCTGCCATAGCAAACGCTCAGAACAAAACAACACCCTTGATGCACCATTCCAAGACAGTGCCTCGCCACTTACACCCCAGCTGGGCATGTCATGACTGATGGCCACCAAGTCGCCGTAGGTTGGAATCAACCCTTCGAGCTCCGTCCTAAAAGTGATGATTCGTCTGCGGTACCGATTGGCTGCGGCGATGTACTTTCCCTCACGTGCGGCTTGCGATCTGTCGGTACAACCAAAGAGCTTCAAGCGCGCAGGCTTGGACAGAGTGGAACCAGCAAGAGCGACTGTGATCTCGTCCGGTTTCCAGCTCTTGGGATTGAAGTATTCAACTGTGACCGCATCAGCAGTAGCATCGCCGGGCATCACATACTGAATCTTCAAGCTACTGCGAACGATGTTTCGGGTGGAGAACAAAGCCACAGGAATGGTCTTGGGCTCATCTCGAACAATGCGCACGATCCCGCCTTGCAGGAATGGCACCGAGCGACCCGCTCTCGCAATCTGCCCCATGGCATCCCAAACGGTTAGGTTCTGGTCAAACACACCATTGAACGTATCACCACGCGCAGACCAGACGCCATCGAGCCGTGCCAATGCATTGAGATCAATCTTTGCATCCGGTAAGCCTGCGCCATAACTCGCGCGTGCTGCATCTGCAAATGCCCAGGCAATCGAGCGTGTGACTTGCGGTGCACTCCAACCGGTGGACTTTGACCAAACTGGCAACTTGCGCGTTACCAAGCAGTTCACTAAGCGGGATGACCGTTGCGACAAGTTGTCCGTTGCGCGCATGCGCAATGCCAGCAAGGTCAAATCTGAGGGCAATGTTGGATTGATCAGATAGCCCTTGGCCTGCCCCCACCGAAGCTCATGCCCAGCTCGGGTGCTGGTGTCTTTTGTGTCCAGCCTTTGAACGCGTACTTCGTAGCGCCCTGCACCCACCCCATATTTGTAGGTTCTGCGCTGCGCCGTGTTGGTCGCAGCAGAGTAGGACTCATCCGCAAGATGAATCCATCCCGAGATGGCATCACCATCGTCGTTGATGCTTCTTAACTCAACACGCCATTGAACGGTTCGGCTATCCAGCGTCCCGGCATCAGTCGCGTAATACAACCCACGCATCATCACAACATCGATGCCAATCTGATTGACCTGAGTTCCTGCAGGATTAAGTGCGAACGGGCCAATGATGCTGCCACCCGTATCAGCGACGGCAATCAACTCCTGCCCTGTCACTTCAGCAGCCGTCACCACATCGTTGTTGAACAGTGTGTTTTGACCGCCTGGCTCAATGACTTGCGCCTGTACTTCTTCAAACGATGCAATCGGACTGTCATCAATCGACAGCTCTTCAAACTGAAAGTGCCCAATACCAATCACATGGAGCTGATGCAGATACTCCTCGTTGTTGACGTATTCCGTATAGGGGATTGCTGCCAAATCTGGATAAATCAGATGCTGACCGTACACAACAGGAATTGGCTGCGACAGCCGTCCGTAGTTACCTCGGGCCTGTAACGAATAGGTAGGACTTGGGGAGGAGGAACTCGCAGTCGCATTGGGCAGGCTCTGATTGGGTAGCGGCACCAACGCGCTAACAATGATGGAACCCGTCACAGCAATCGCGGTCGATGCCACCGAAGTTGCCACGGCCCCTGAATACCCAAACGATGCAGCCAACTCCGCGCCATAGGCATTGGCCACAACCAACACGGCAATCATCAAAACCGTCTGCAGTGGGTTCTTGCCCCCGCCTCCACCGCCTTGCGGCAGTGACACCAGTGCGATGACATCTCCAGCCTCAATGATAGTCACGCAGCGTTCAGCCATCAGCACAGGCTTACCGTTCTTGAGCACCAGCATTGGTTGCTCAAAAACGATCTGCTCTTGGTTCATCCAGTGGCTAATCGTTGGATTGCCTTGAACGTGATGGATATCACGCTCATGTTGATCGAACGGGTTTCGCAGCCAAACTACGACGCCGTCATTGTTGATTGGCATGGCTCACCTCGAAATGCATAAAACCCCTCGACACGCCAACCATGACGGTCAAGCGCCCACAAGTCCTGAAACACCACACCCACACCTTGCGCGCAATGCAGCACGCCACCACCATCGATGTCTAGCCAAACACCGACATGCACCGGATATCTGGACTGACGCATCAGCACGGCATCCCCATGCTTTGGATTCGGAACATGTTGCCAGCGTTTTCGCTCGGGGTGTTCGTTGAATGTCTTGAGCACCACACGTAGATCCAGTGCATCCACAGGGATGAGCGGAAGCACCCGTCCGAAGTGATTTCTCTGCACCCATAAAAAAAGGCCCCAGCAGTCAAATGACTTGGGGCCTCGTGCGCCTGCTATCCATGGGCGACCGATGTATCGATGCGCCCAGTAACCGTCTGTTGGTTTCATGACTTACCCATCACCGGGCAAGTCCCGGAAACTCTGTCGAGGTGTACAGCCGCCCCGGAAACGCTTTGTTCCCAATATCCACCATTCGCGCTCTTGCGGTCACACGCATCACATCCGCCTCCACCTCGGTCAGTACCAGCGTGATGGGAGGGTCCATCTGCGGCCCCTCTACATCGTTTGACAAGTACGGGCGATAGGTCACTTCGATGGAAGCTTCTGACTCCGACGCAGCATCAAGGTGTTTGACGATTTCGCGTGAAACGTTGTCCAAGGTCAGCACGACCTCAGGAACGGGAGCAATATCCACAGGTGGCAAATCCAAATCGAATCCCATGGCCACGAACCTCACCGTTTCACTTGAGTTCAACGGTGCCGAAGCTTCGAGGCGCGCAAAGAGGTCTTGTTGATCTCGCACCACACGGATTGCTGTTGTCACACCCGAATCGCTTTTAAAGTCAGGGTGACGCAGCTCCAAGGTATGCAGGATCACCACATCTGAAGGCGCACTCGCGTACGCCTCTTTCAACGCATCACTCAATGTCACATCAGGCATGCTCTACCTTGATGGGGATGACACGACGCTCTTTCGCTTCGGAGTGCTCACTGGCTAATCCAAAGATATCTCGCCGCTCCTGTGGGAAATCGCCCTCGATGTAGAACGGAAAACAGCCAGTGAGGAACTCAATGCCAGCGGCTAAGAACGGCACGTTGTCGGCATAGGAGGCATCGCACCCTGCCGTCCACAAGGGGCCGTCCAAGAACATGCATGAGCCTTTGCACAACTGAAGCACAGGACAGTTTGAACAACCATCTCGCTTGCTCCAATGCGTGGCGCTGCGCATCTTGACTGCTTGAAGCTGAGAGATGTGTCCAATCGTGTGTGACTCGCCGTTTGGAGCGACAGCGGCTGCACTCACGTTCTGGCAAGTCAACACATTGCCGTTCAGATCAACAGCGAGGTTGTCGGTACGGTCCATGCCGCACTTTTGGCCCAACGCACTGGCAGGGCGACCTTGTGCCACAGACTCCACAAAGTCCATGATCTTCTTGCGACCGATATCAAAACTGGTAGCTTCACCTGCACGCAACTCCTTGAACGCATAGGCACTGAAAGTGACGCGCTCGTCTGAAGTCTGAAACGTGGAAGCCAATCCACCCTCGTCGTAAGGGTCAATGAATGCACCCTCACCAATGACGACGTCATCACCAAAGCGTTCGCGCAGCCATGCCTGCACATGAGCGCGACTTGGATTGCTTGAGTGAATCATGACGTTGATGCTGATTCGACCCTCAGGCTTCAAGCGTGCGTACAGATCAAAAATGGCAGCTCGTTTTTGTGGGTCATCCAAGGGATCAGCACCACGTGCGTGATAACCAGGACCATCGTGCGACAACCCTACGGAGAATCCAAAACGGTCAATCCATGCGTTCTTGTCCGCATCTAGCAGACTGCCATTGGTAATCATGCTGAACTGAGCCTTGGGGTACAACGCCTTCAACCGCTCAGCCAGTGGCTTCAAGGTCTTCCAGTAAACCAGCGGCTCACCGCCCCAGAACTCAATACGCTCTGGAGGTTCAATCAGCGCATCGACCAGAGAGTGAAGAAATGTCTCGACATCTTCTGGATTGGTCTGGTCGGCATGGGGTACAAACCGTTGTGAACAGTAAGTGCAGGCGTAATTGCAAAGCAGGCCAAGGCTGATCTTGAGCACTCGCACATTGCCCTTGCGACCGGGTTGATCTTTGGCAACAACCGTCGCATCACGCCAAGCGCGTGCTTTGACTGGAACGACCGACTGACCATTGCTCCAAACAAGACTCGAAGTCTGGTTGTTGTAGACCAGCGAGTCTTCTGCGCCGTCTGGCTTGATCACATAGATACGGAACTCAGCCATGGATGCGCTCCACTTTTATATTGAAAAGAATGTTCATAAACGGTTGCTCCCCAAAGTAGGGTTTCTGAAAATGAATTGCTCTGGCGTCAAACGCTATCAACAGATCGCGATGAGGTTTGATCCAGAACTTGGATGGGGCTTCCCAAGGCATGAGTAACCCAGCAAACCCGGACGAGCGCCAGGCGGGGTTGCAGATGGCAAAGCCATTGGGAACAAATTGATTGATCTGCGGCATCAGCTCAAGTGCAGAGTCAAGCTCGGGGCCGAATGGAAAGTAGATGGCCTGCACATCGCATTCGTCTTCGTCGTTGTGCGGCATGATTTCGACGCCACTAGAACGAACGACCTCTCGCCCTTGCACATGAACCACTCGTCCGCTTGGGCCAAGCAACTCCTGCACTTTGGACAGGACTGCCGTCTGCAATGTCTGGCAGCGCGGCGAATATCCGTCAAAGATGTTGTGACCTTTGCGCTCCCAGATCTGATCGCCTGTTTGCATGCGGGCGTTCAATTGCAATAGCTCTTCATAGAGATCCTGATCAAACGTCGCATCCATTCCAAGTGACCAGATCCCTGTTTTAAGAGGGAAGAGGTCAAGGATCATGGGACGCTCACCACCAAGTCATCCGTACCGCTGAAGTACTTGAAGCCGACTTTGATCTTGACTTGGGTGCCTGAGCTCAAGCCGTCTGTTTTAAAGACAGTGCTTCCTGCGCCATCAACTGTCATCACACGACGGTCACGTAAGAACCCAGCGGTTGAATCCAAATAGACGTCTGCATCGTGATGGATGATTGGCTTGCCATCAGGCTCTTCAAGTCTGAAACTAACAATCAGTCCGTCGTACGATTCAGTGCTGGGCATGAATCGAACCACAGGCAATGACTCCATACGCGCCAGAGCCAGAGTGACACAAGGCTCTGCATCGATGTCGCCTTGTGTTTTAACAAGGACAGGATCGAACACATTGAAACCAAGCAACCAATCTGCGAGTTCAGATGTTTTGAATGGCACCAAGATGTGACCGATGGGATGCGCCTGAACCACGGTCGCGTGATACGCCTGCGCATCCATCTTGCTCGCCAAAGTGGCGACATACAGATTGGGCGTGTGATCAAAGAGGCTTTCACGCGCGCCCTCTGACGCCCAGCCCTTCGGCGCATACAACATGAACGAAGCATGGTCGCCAAACTCAGCATGTGATTTGAGTGTTTCCAAGTCTAGAGATCGCTGGTAGGCGCCTTCATCAAAAACGCCCCAATCTCCCCGCCACTCGGTAATCAACGATTCATCAAAGAACTTGCATCCGTTGACATCCTCTTTTTGAGGATTTCCCACAAAGTTTCTCTGCACAACTGATCTGATCTGAAACTTCAGAATCGTGCCGGTCAGAACAACATCAAGCGCAAACGGTGTATTTTTTGTAGCTAGGTGAAGTTTCATATTTTCATTCCTCAGCAACAGTTGCAATCGCAATTGCAGTTGTATCGAGTGCCATAAGCACCAAGTCGTATGTTTCCACCGTTATCAAACAGCGTCGGTAACGTGTTACTTTGATTAGGTGCAAATTCTCCGCAGTTGTAGCAGTTGTCTGTCACCTGGCAGTTAGGTGCACCTGACCAAGCTGATGATGGGTTGCCATTAATTCGAATGCAATTACTCACGTTGCTGAAAAAATAGTCATGCAACCAGCCGTAGTTGGCCGCCCACATCTGACCACCGTTGTTCATGTACATGTCCCAGTTGCCATCGGATTTCAAAAATCCCATGAGCCCCTGGTTGTGATAAAACGAACGTGTACCCCAGTCCGTATCGACCATGTCGATGTAGTTAGCAGTGGAGGTGACTTGCAGACGCGGAACAGACAACGTTCCCGTCATCGTGTCGCCCGACTTATTGACCTTAGTCGACAAGTCCAGCGCTGCTGTACCCGCCGAGGTGACTTGGCCTTTGCTGTTGACCGTCACTACAGGGATTTGCGAAGCAGACCCATAGGTTCCTGCAGATACGCCCGAATCTTTCAGGCCCTCGGGTGGGATTTGGGTAATAGGCACAAGGGCCTCCTTTCAGATGAATTGCTCTACAGATACCGAACAACGATGCGCACCCCGTTTAAGGGCGCAGAGGTGAATCTCAAAGTTGCACCGCTATTGACCAACACATAAGCGTCCAACGAGTCCTGAATGACGTTGGCCACCGTCACCATGAGCTTGGTCACACTGGCCGCTGCCGTGGTGAGGGCAAAGTCAGTGGCACTGCCGTTACCCGTGAACACCTGCGGTGCAACGCTTGAACCTTGCGCACTGGCTGCCGCAGCTTGTGCCTGCGTGGCATAGGTCTGGGCATTGGTTGCAGAGGTGGCTGACGCTGTTGCACTTGTGGCTGCATTGGTGGCGGAGGTCGATGCCTGAGAGGCAGACGTACTCGCTGCACTCGCCGAACTTGCAGCACCCGTCGCAGAACCACTGGCCTCGGCTGCCTTGGCTGTGGCCGTAGAAGCGGACGTCGCAGCATCAGAAGCTTTGGTAGTCGTCGTTGCGGCAGAGGCAGCTGATGCGGTTGCGGAAGTCGCCGCTGCATATGCAGACGAGGCCGCATTCGTTGCCGACGCCGATGCTTCACCTGCTTTGGCAGTGGCTGTTGCTGCCGAACTCGCAGCCGCACTGGCAGAAGCAGAAGCGTCAGATGCCTTGGTCGTGGCCGTCGTGGCTGAGGCTGCAGCAGAAGTCGAAGACCCAGAGGCATCCGATGCCTTTTGGGTTGCCACAGAACTACTTGCAGCTGCTGCACCTGCGTGGTACTTCGCGGAATACTCCGTGGAGCCCGAGACCATGCCAGTCGTCTTCGTTGCCCACTCTTGCGCGGCAGCGGCACCCGACTGCGCTTCCTTATCCAAATACCGAACACTGATGAGAACACCGTTGTCCGGCGCTGAGCTGAATCGAAGCGTGGTCATAGTGGGCGTGGTGTACGCATCCACTGGCGCTTGCTGCACCCCTGCGACCGTGACCAGCAAGGCACCGGGATAAGAAACCCCACGACTGATTGTGAAGTCCGTCGCCACACCATTGCCCGTGAAAGTCTCCGCAGGAATGATGGTGTTGGTCGTCACTGCTGCGGCTGAACCAGCCGCTTGCGCTGCCCAGTACTTGGCTGAGTAACCCGTCCCGTCAACCGTCGCCGCAGTCTTCTCCGCCCAATCCGCTGCTTTGGTAGCTTGCGTTTGAGCTGAAGTCAACGAACTCGCTGCACTTGTTGCACTGATTGAAGCCGCACTCGCAGAAGATGCCGAAGCATTTGCACTGGCCATAGCCTCTGAGGCCTTGGTCGTTGCCGTCGTCGCAGAACCTGCTGCGGCACTCGCAGATGCGGCAGCACTCGTTGCACTAGCACCTGCATTGGTCGCAGAGGTTGCGGCAGCCGTGGCACTTGCAGCCGCCTCACTTGCTTTGGTGCTGGCCGTGTTTGCAAAGCCAGATGCCGCCGTCGAAGATGCACCTGCGTTGGTGGCAGATGTCGTAGCTGCAGTGGCCTGCGTCGTTGCCGTTGTCGCTGATGATGCAGCGCTACTGGCGGACGCAGCACTCTCCGAGGCTTTGGTCGTAGAAGTGCTGGCAGAGCCTGCCGCAGCCGTGGCACTCGCCGCCGCATCACTCGCTTTTTGACTGGCAGTTGCCGCAGATGCCGTGATGGACTGGGCGTAGTACTTGGCCGAATAATCAGCGCCATTGACAGGCGCACTTGTTTTGGTCGCCCAGTCTTGCGCGTTATTGGCGCTCGTTGCGGCTGCACTTGCTGAACTCGAAGCACTCGATGCACTGCTGGATGCATCGGTGGCTTTAGAAGCTGCAGTTATCGCTGAGTTGGCAGCAGCAGTGGCTGATGCAGCCGCACTACTGGCAGAACCAGAAGCCGCGCTGGCTTGTGTCGTTGCAGTTGCAGCAGAAGCTGCTGCATCGCCCGCAGACATAGCCGCGTCACTGGCTTTGGTACTCGATGTGGACGCAGAAGATGCCGAGGCTGAAGCACTCGTTGCAGCCGCCAAAGCTGAAGCACCTGATGCGCTTGCACTGCTGGCCGCTGCCTGCGCTTGGTATTTCGCCGAATACTCAGTTCCTTGCACAGGCCCCGTGGTCTTGGTCGCCCAATCCATCGCAGCGGCTGCACCGGTCTGGCTCTCTTTATCCAGCATTCGCGCGGTGATGCTCACCCCATTCAAGGGGGCCGTCACAAACCTCAGCGTTCTGGAATCAAACAGCGAATAGGCATCTAGGGGTGTTTGCAACACACTGGCCACCGTGACTTGCAATGCACCGGGATGACCCACCGCATAGTCAAGTGCAAAGTCTGTCTGCGTGCCGTTTCCCACCCATGTCTTGGTAGGAATCACCACGGCACTGGTTGCCGCGTCTGCTCTAGCCATGACCTCTGCCAGCGTTGCCGCTGCGTCTGCTGCTTTGGACGTGGACAGATTGGCACTGCTCGTGGAAATGCCAGCTTGCCTTGTGGCCTCCCCCACCTGAGCTGTGAGCTCTGTGCGGGACGCCGCCAAATCAAGTTCAACCTGATGGATAGCCTTGGCCACCGTTTTGACAGAACCACCCTCGGTGACCACATCCGTCTCGCTGTCTCCGTGCACCACTTGGTGCAACAAGGACACATCGACCTCAGCCTTGTTGACTGTTGCTTCTAACTGTTCTTGCAGGTTCATGGGGGCTCAAAAGAAAGCCCCCAGACCTGAGTTACCAGGGTTCTGAGGGCAGTTGGTGTTGGACGAGGTATTCGAGCGAGTCGATGGAAAGCTCCAAGGCTTCAAAGTCAGAGTTCACAAGAACTCCCAGCGCATCACGGGTTAGAACTGGACGGTTTCGGATTTCCAGCTCTCCGCTGACTTCCCATTGGTTGCGCCGCACCAGCTTGGCTTGATAAGCCTTGGTGAAACGCGCTTGTGTGGTGGCCATGCCGATGCCCGCAAGCAATGGCAGTTCGAACCACTCCGCACCATCAAGGATTTCGTGTTTGAACCAAGATTCAAAAATCGCATAGGTCAGCGGGCGCAAGTTCCAACGAACACTCACCCGTGCAGGCGTCTGACTGAACCGTCGCCGCGATCTTGCCGCCCCCGACTCCATGTCCGTTCGAATCACAGCCTCACCAGGCGAGATGGTGTAACCATCCACCGAAGGAAGAGGGATCCGTTCAATCGGAAACTGTGGATAACTACTCGTCATCGCATCGCTCCTGCAGCCGGATTCAACCCATAGCGGCGCTCAAGAGTTGGCGCAATCCCCGTGCCCTGACCAATTGATCGGGACATGCGAGCTTCAATTTGCTCCACGATGATGTCTAGACGCATGGAACCATCCGCTTGTTGAGAAGACTGCACACGCGCATCCACGCCCGAGGCGTTATTGATCACATTCACAGCCACGCGCACTTGAGGCTGGTTCTTAGAAGAAAGCGCCCCACCCAATGCGCGCATCTGACCGGGCGTGAACACCGCCTCACCCGGCTGCGCGATGATGGGAACCTCACCTTCGACAAGACCACCCGTGTGATAACGGGTGGCACCTGCGAAGTTGTGAAGCCCCACAGATCGGGAGACCAAACTGTCCGACCCAATCAAGCCACCCGTGTGTGCCACTGCGACCATGGGGTTTACAAGGTCTGTCGCACCGATTGGAACGATGCTGCCGCCAGGCGCAGGTGTGGGTGTTGAACCAAAACCTCCCAACCACCCAGCTAATGGCAAAGTGACCATGCGCTGAATCTGAATGCGCACCAGATCAGCAATGATGGAGTTGGCCAAGCTGGTGAAGTCGAGTTTGCCCGTGGTCACGAACTGAACGAGCGCATCCTCCATACCTTTGAAAGCAGAAGTCACCGCCCGCTCAGCTTGCTTGGCAGCGTTGGTAGAGTCTTCCACATAGCTGCGAACCGATGAGCGCATGCCGTAATCAAAGCTGCGTTGGTACTCCGCATTGGCACGGGCCAAGTCAACGATCACAGGCAACTGGCGTGACAACGCATGATTGATGATCTCGATCGCTTCAGCCTTTAGCCCGGGGTCGGTGATTTGATCCGCTTGCCTGCGCGCAGCGTAAGCAGCTTTTTCCAAATCGAAGCGCACTTGCATGCCAGCACGCTCGACATCCCCCACATCAAGCATCTGACGCTTGAGCACCAGCTCTTCTTGTTTGAGACGGTTGTTACCGATGTAGCCCTCGGTGATCTGATGAACCTTTTGCAGCTCTTTCTCGTACTCATCGAACTTCTTGTCCGAGACCTTTTGCTTCTCCATGGCCTCAATGACTTGGATGTACTTCTCAGCTTCAGCCCGCACACCTGCGTAGCCCTTTTTCTCCAAGTCCAGCGCCTTGGCTCTGAGCTCAGCAGCCTCGCCACCGGTCACACGCATTGAGCGTTGCTCGAGTTGTTTTAAAAATTGCAGGCCTTCATTGTTCTTGTCGAACCCAGAGAGGTCCATCCCGGCAGGAGCCTTTCTGGGCATCTTGGGCAAGAACTCGTCATAGATCTTTTGCACCTGTGCAGCTTGCTCAGCTGTATCAAGTACAAACTTCTGGCCCATCACCCGAACGGTTCGACGCTGCTCATCGAAGAACTTCTCAATCGAGTTCACATAACCGGGGTTGTCATTGATGCGCGCCAATCGCTCGTTGGCTGATTCAACAAACTTGTCACGTGCGCCTTGAAGCTTGGCAATCTCCGCATCAATCTGCTGTTCGTTGTAGCCCATGGACTTCATCGAGCGCAGCATGTCGCTCTTCATCCATGTTTCGACGTCCTTGCCCACCACAGACAGACTGTCAAACGGCTGAGAGATGACCCGCTTGGCCAGCACTGCCGACTCAGCAATGAAGCCAAGCCCCTTGGCAACGTCCTCAAGGTAGTTGAGCACTTGCTGGCGGTTGTTGCTGATTGCAATCAGCTCACTGCTAAAACCACCAGTCTCTGTTTTGGCAAGAAAGATGTGTTCCGTCAAATCGGCCAAGATCGGGATGAAGGCCGAGCCAATTTGACGCTGCACACCTTCGTTGACCGCGTGCAGTCGCTTCAGGTTGTCATTGAACTCTTCCGATGCCCGTGCAGCATCTGCAGACATCACCAAGCCTAAGCGCTTGGCTTCTTCCATCATGGCCGTGATCCCGTCCCGCCCTTGGTTGAGCATCGGGATCATGTCCAGACCATTCTTGCCAAATAGCTTCACCGCAAGTGCAGCTTTTTCGGCACTGTCTGGCATGGCCGAAAACTTATCGGCAAGATCGAGCAAGACCTCTTCGGTCGGACGGATTTGGTTATTCGCATCCAATGCCGAAATACCAAACGCGCGCAATGCAGCGCTGCCCTCGCCGCTTTTGACTTTTGCGTCAAACATGGCGGTCGACAAAAACTTCAAAGCCTTGGTCAAACTCTCAGTACTGACATCAGACAGCTCAGAGACATAAAGCAGCGCAGACAAGGCCTCCACTGACACCGCTGTCTTTTGCGAGAGCTTGTTCAGCTCTTCACCAACTTCGGCCACTGGCACGATCAGCTGATGCATGCCGTATCCAGCTGCAGCGATGGAGGCTCCAGCAATCAAACCTGCGGGACCGAGTTTTCCGAGAACCGTTCCAAGGAGCCCAAGACGCGAGGTGGCATCTTCCATTTGCGCGAACGCATCGTTGGCTGCTTTGGAGACGATCTGCAATCCTGCTGAGGCAGGTTGCGATGCGGCCTCAATGCGCTTGAGAGACTTCTCCCCCGCCTCTCCAACATCGGAGAGCTCAGCCTTGACCTTGCCGCCATCCACCACCGAGAGTCGAATTGCGAGATTGCGTTCAGCCATGGCTGTCACCTGTTGTTGCGTTGCTTGAAGAGTTCATGGCAGCCGTGACGCCCGCCTCAATCGCAGGGAATATGTGCGTCATCGCACAGACATCTGCATTTAAAGACTCACTGGCTTGTCTCCAAGCATTGAAGTCCAAACCAATCACCGTGTTTTGAGCCATACGCAACTGCCCCGCACAAACCTCAAGCACCGCAAGCGCCTCCCACCCCTCTTGGGTTCTAGGCGCATTTACTTGGTACGGACATTCAGGACAGGTTGTTGCGCAGGCTTCACAGTACGCTGGCCCGCCACCGAAGTGCCATTCGGTACGAGCCTTCAGACGTTTTTTTCGGCATCCAGCAAATACAGAGCCGCCAGATACTCGCGCTCGAAGGCATCGGCAACCGGCCACAACTCCATCAGGGCTTCAATGCCTTCTGGGCTCACCGGTGTGGCCTTGCCCTTTTCATCGCCCACACCCTCCCAGGCCAACACAGCCAGCTTGGCAAGTTCGGTGATCAAAGTCGCGGTGCGCTGCCCCGCTGCTGCATGGTCTTTGCCGTCAATGACCGACGCCGCATGGCGTGCTGCCATGACCAACGCTGTGGTGGCAGGTTTAACCTTGACGCGAACGCCATGTTTCAAGTCGAGCCAATACGGCTCACGTTTCAAGTTAAGTTTGAGCATGGAAATACCTGTGCGTGTGGCTGAATACGTGCGACTTAGTAGCTAGCCACATCGTTGTGAAGAATGACCGTGAACATCCGACCAGCGGCTGTGTTCTTGGCGGCCTGCCAGTTGAAGGTGGCTTGAATGCCACCCGGGCCAGAGATCGACAGCTTGGGTTTGGGCAGATACACCTCATGCGCCACAAAGGTCAAACTCTTGGTGGCATCAATCACGTAGCTGAACGTGAGCTCGAGTGGCGTGTTGTTGGTGGCAGCATCAATGAGCTCTGTATCTGCAAAGCGCACCTCCAAGTTGCCCGTCAAACTCGCAACGGTTGGATCTGCACCTTCGATTTTTCCGTCAGAGCGGATGGTCTCAATGCGAGCTAGGTTGTTGGAATAGGTCAGCTGCGCCGCCACCACGTTACCCAGTGCCTGACCGTTTTTCTTGATCGAACCTTGGAACTGGTTAAACCGTGTGATCGACAAAGCTTGTGGCGTTGCATCGACAGATCCGAGTTGCTTGACTTCCCCTTGCGCGATCAACCCCAAGGTTGCATCTGCAGCACCAGAGCGTGCGAACTTGATTTGGACGGAGTTAACCATCACGCCCGACGATTCAAAGTAAGCGGGGATATCAGGCAAGCCTGTTTCAAGCGCGAGACTTGGCAATACAGGCTGCCCGGAGCCAAAGGTGTGTTGATGGTCTACGTCGCCCACAGAGGTGGGAGCACCCAACAAAGCTTTGAGCCACAAGCCAAAGTTACGCAGGTCGATCGGCACAACCATATCGCCCTCAACCTTAATCACATCGCGGATGGGGGCGCTTGGGTCTCGGCCAAGTCCAATCAGGTCATTGGCAATGAGGCCTTGCTCAGAGCCCAATGAGGTAGAGACAAATGGGAGCTTCCAATAGTCGGTGCTGCCACTTGGGTGTGCACCGTAGGAAGGTTCGAATGCAGCCAGCAAGCTGGCATTTGCGCCATAGGCACGGGCCATAGTTTTTCTCCAGTTTTAAATTGAATCAAGACAGCGGATCACTGCTTGCGTAATGCATCACCACATCCAAGGTGCAGGCCTTGATGCCCACAGCGCCATCGGGCGCAACCTCTTCAAACTTCGGGGGGTGAATTTGCGTGAACTCCACAACGCCACCCAAAGTTCGGTCTGTTGTCACGAGTTCTGAGAACTGTTTGAGCAGTGCATCCATGCGCGCGTCTCGCTCAGCGCCATCGGGGTGGCTCACGTACACCTCCAAATTGGCCGAGTGCTCCCACTGATAAGTCAGTGGTGAGAGCATCACATCGACTTCATTCATGTCGCCATCGCGCAGTACCACCATGGAGTGCTCTGTCATGCGTTCAGGCAGTGCGCTGTTTCGCTTGGGCACATTGCCGCCAAGGGGCAACTGCCCCAACAACTGAAACAAAGCCCCGACGGCTTCTTCACGCTTAGACATAAAAAACAGGCCAGTGACCTGCTCCGGTTAATCACCCATCGCCCTTATTCATCGGGCCAGTTGGAGATGACGTTTTGAATCAGTTGTGATTCCCAGTGCTGAACTGCGGAATCAATATCGAACTTCTTTTTGAGCTGCGCCTGTGGCACGAGCAAAAAGATGGGCACACTCACCAGCCCCTTACCGGACTGCTGCGCCGATGCAGAAGCGTTTGTGAAACCACCCCGCTTGCCAGCTCTTGCACGTTGGTTGTCCGCCACGAGAAGTGACGGCTTACCTGCTCGGTAAACGAATCGAAGTCTCTGGCCGCGCATGCGCTCCCAAAGCCCCGGTGTGATGCGTTTGCCGCGCGGGCCAGTGCCTGCCGCTGGTAATGGGATAGAGAGCCAAAAGCCGTTCTTCGAACGAATCAACGCACCCTCGTTATGTGCAGACACGACCACAGGGGCTCGGCTGTAAACCAACCCTGCAGCGCCTAGGCTTTCACGCCCCTTGGGATAGACCTCACCGCGCCAGGTATTGGCAAGACGTGCCCCCAGTCCAGCCGAAGTGATCTGACCTCGCAGCTCACCTTTGAGGCCATCAGTGGCATCACGCACACCCGTGGTAACGGCATGTCTGGCTGCTTTGAGTTCAGCCGCCATGAGTTCTTGCAAATTGCCACTCAAAGCGGCAATAAGCCGTGAAGACATGATTACCCCTCCGGCCAGATTGAGGCACTCACCGTCCAAACGAGTCCATCACGATCAATGAGTGCCTCACCGTGAAGCACGTAGCGCACGCCCCCAAGAACCAATCGATCGCCATCTCTCGGCTGTTTGACCTCTAATGCCATCAACTCAAAACGCTGGGTGTCGACCACCAGATGGGTTTGACCGAAGTCTTGGACCGTATCTGGCGCTTTGGTGATCACCCGCACGTTGAGGGAGACCCCCGCTTGTGTGGTGTACACAGCGGGAGTCCCCAAGCGAAGAAACAACCGAGAGATGAGCTGAACGAAAGGATCTCGACTCATCGGCTAACCCCTCAGCTTGCGACGACTTTGACCAACAAGCTCGGACGGTGGCACATGGGCAGCGGATTGCTTTGCGTGTGCAAGTCCGTGCCGCGACCAAAGTCACGGGGTTCTTGCTTGGCATACAAGGGCTGGCCTAAAGTATTGACCGTCTCGTTGAAGTCTGCAGGCGCAAAGTACGTGGCAAACGTATCGAGCGTGCCCTCAGGGAACGCTTGACCTTCACCGGGTTCAATGAAGCGGCGCAGATTGCCAGCCATGTCTGTGGCTTGGCCCAAGTACTCTTCAAAGGTCACACCCGCAAAGGTGAAGCCCGAGCGTTGGTCGGTGCGCAACATCGCGCTTTCTTGCGTAAGCTGGTAAGCACGGATGACATTGGGATGACTGGTCAGCGCATCGAAGAAGTCCGAAGACACCAGCACACGCACATTGGTCATGTACTCGCCTTTGAGGTTGAGCTCAAAGTAACGCTTCAAGTCCAAGCACTTCTTCTTAACGTCCGTGTCCTTCTTGTTCAGCTCGAAATTGAACACGGCAGGCGTGATCTGGAACTCTTCAAAAAGGTCATACAGCACGGAACCATCTGCATCCAAGATCACACCTTTGAGAGCACCCATACGCAAGTGCTCCAAAGTGATCGCATGCTTGTTGCGCATGGACTGCAAGTGATCAGTCATCACGTTGGCCACGGTCTCGGTGTCTGTCTCAGAGCCAAAAGCGCGAAGACCTTGAATCTCCTCAGGCAACACCACATCGTCGTGTGGGATGTGAGGAATCATGAACGAGCGCAACTTGCGGCGGCTGCGCTGTCCGACAGTGCCGGGGGCACCCACAGGCAATGTGGGCAAGAGGTTCAACACGCCATCACGTTCTTCAATGGCAATCTGGCGAAAACGCACAGGCTTGGCAGGCATGAGGTTGATCTGTTCAATCTTGCCAAACTGGTTAGGCAAGATGTTGATCGCGGCGGTCAATGCGGTCATCGAAAACGCGGGGGACTGGAAAGGATTGTTCATTGCTTAGACTCCTTGACGAACGAGAATGCCGACGGCTTCGAGCTGCGCAGTGGCAGTCGCTTTTTCTTCGGCGGTGATGGCTGCGGGCCACACGAGTGCGTGGTGCGCAACGATGGACTGACGGGTTACCGCGATACCGCTGAATTTGTCACCCGTTGTGGCATCTACGGACTGCAACAAAACTGCTGTGGCGATTTGCGTGCCATCGGTGGCAGCAGGATCAAGCGCTTTGACCTTGCCGTTAGCATCTACACGGCCAAGGACCGTACCGATGCGCAAGTTCTGGCCTGCAGCGACTGTGACTTGGTCGCGGGAATAGAGGGACTCTTCCTCATACTTGAGCAAATCGCCCAAGGTCAACTCATTGACGAGAACTGACATTTAAAACTCCTAGTTGGATTTGTAAGAAGGACGATTGGCGGCGAGCTTTTGAGCGCGCTGTTGTGCCGCAAGCACCACAGGACTCACTTCTGGCTTGGCCGTCGCTTGGGTACCGGCCTGCGGCATGATGTGTGAGCGGATCTCAGGACTCGCATCAGCTTTGGCGGCCAGCAATTCAGTTCGCACTTGCTCCACACTCAAACCGCGCTCGAGTGCAGAAAACGTCATGTCTGATTTGCCTGCCAGCAAACACATCTCAGCTACAGCGAGCACGTTGGCACTCGCTTTACGAATGTCATGACTGGCAGCCGCTGCAGATACGGATGCTGCAGCGGGCTGAGCCACTTCAGGGAGCTCTTCATTTGATTCAGCAGCGCCAGCAGGTGGCACTACCTCTTGATGCGGGCTTTGATGAGCATCTTGGGGAGTCGCATCCTCAGGAACCACACCAGTGGAAGTGACAGGGACAGCTTCTGTCGAAGCGGTGGTTGCAGGCGGGCCAGATGGCTGCGTCGATGTTTGCGACATCAATTTCTCCTTAGAAAGAACTGGATCGGGTTGTGAGACTTCCATCTCGCGCCCCGATCCAAACGATCGCGCGATGGCAGATTTGCGTTGTTGAACCTCCATAGCCAACGCGCGCAAGGCGTCATCTGCTGTGCCAATGGCATCTGCAAACCCAGCCTCAATGGCGTCACCCGCGTAAAAAAGTCCCGCCTGTGTGTCTCCAACGGCTTGCGCATCCAACCCTCGGTTGGTGGCTACCGTTGTGACAAACATTTCGTAGAGCCGATCCACCTCTGTTTGAAGCGCGGTCGATGCTTCGTTGGAGAGCGGCAGATGTGGTGACAAGTCGTTTTTTCGGTCACCTGCGTAAATGGCCGTGTATCGATAGCCATCGAGCGCATCGCGCTGGGTTTGATCCACGTGAAGCGCAATCACCCCAATCGAGCCCACACCACCTGTTCGTGTCAGATAGATGCGCTCCGCACTACAGGCGATTGCGTACGCAGCAGAGAACGCATCGTCGTTGGCCACCGCCCAGATGGGCTTGGTGCTTCGCGCGCTCACGATCTCGTCTGCCAGATCAAAAGCCCCACCCGCTTCGCCACCGGGAGAGTCGATATCAAGCAGAACAGCATCCACATTGGGGTCGTTGATCGCTGCATCGATTTGTGCGCTGATGGAGGCGTAGCTGGTCAACCCCGAAGCAGCGTCCATGGCTCCCGTGCGCCGCACCAGCGTCCCAAGGATGCTGATGACTGCAATATTGGGGGTTTGCAGATCTGAGCGCATCACGCGCTCAGGTGGAGTGATTTGCGCCAGCTGGTGCGCTGAGGTTTCTGGAACGACCATGCCCATGCGTGGCCCCACCACCGAGAGGATGACCTCAAGCTTGCGGGGATGAATGAGCAAAGGCGTGCCAAAAACCCGCGAAGCCAGATACGGCATCGTCGGAAGATTTGTCATAGGACCTCTGAGTTAAGAGATAAAACCGTGTCTAGGTTTCTTGGTCCACCAGCGGCGGGTCTGCCACGTCCGGTGGGTGTGAGGGAGCCGCTTGGTTTGTGGCTCCATTGCGTGCGACTAAGCGCGGGTCGGTGTCGAGCACCAGACCTAACGAATCGGCGCGTGCGTTGTCTGCGGCGATCTCCCGATCAATGGACTCTGCGTCGTAGCCGTAGGATGAAATAGCTTCTGAGCGGCTCATCAAACCAGAGCGAATCGCCAGCTGCATGGCCTTGAACTCTTTCTCGGGATCCACCCATTGCCAACCCTGTGGAATCCACTTGGCCGCTTGATACTCCCGAGCTTTGGTGCGGTAGTTCGGCAAATCAAGCTTGCCCTCGATCACAGCTTGCTGCATCCATGCGCGCCAGATTGGGCGACACAACTGATGCACGATCACACCATGCTGCAAGGTCTCACACCGTCGTCGAAACTCCAACAAGCCCGCCCGGATGGATGAGTAGTTCACTTGGGTCAAGTCGCCCGTGAGCATCTCAAACGTGATGCCCATGGCAGCGGCCACCGCTCTGAACTGCTGACGCATGAACTCGGCATAGCTCGAACCCACATCGGCTGGCGCAGAGAACTTGATGTCCTCACCAGGCTCCAAGATCTGAAGCGTTCCCGGCTCCATACCTGCAAGGGCCACACCGCTTTCATCGGTATCGCCTTCGCCCATGAGGTTGTCCTCAGGAGCCATGCGGGTGATGAAGCCAGCAAACATCGCTGCTGTCTTCTTTCGCACCAACTCGGCATCGTCATACTGGTCTAGCTCATTGAGCTTGACCAACGCTCTGGCAAGCCATGGCTCACCCCGAATCTGTCCTGGTCGAAGTGGTCGATACAAATGCACAATTTCAGTCGCGTCAACTCGAACCAGATCGAGGCTTCCCGCCCCAGATGCGCCAGACATAGGCGCCAGCATTCCGTCATTGGGATGAGTTCGGTACAGGTGATACGCCACACGCCTGCCTAAAAGATCAAACTCAATCCCAGCTCGAACCACGTTGCCGTTTGGCAAGTCCTGATTCAAGCTGATGGGCAAATGCTCTGCTTCGAGCACTTGGAGCTGAAACGCAACAGACAAGTTGTCTTCTGCCCTTCGGTAGCGCATGCGCACAAACGATTCGCCGCCTTCGAGCATGGCCCGGGTGGCTAAGCCCTGAATGCCATAGAAGTCTGTGAGCCCTGCTGCATCAGCGTCTTCACACCAGCTCCACCACAAGGCATGAACCGCCTCACGTTGGGGTTGGTCTTGAATCATGCTTTGCGGCTTGATGCCTGTGCCAATGGCGTTGGCCACAAAGGCATCAATGCCTGCAGCGGCCCACGCGTTGCGACGCACAAGGTCACGGCTCTTGGTGCGCAATTGGTCTTGGGTGAGCGCCAGCGCTGAGACAGCACCCGGGTTACCGGGATTCCATTTCAGGGCGCGCCGCCCCATCCCCGCTCCGTCATAAACCGGCGTGTTGCCAAACATCCGGCGTTTGATTGTGTTGATCCAACCCATCAAAACCCCTTGGATGTTGAGATGCGAATCTGGCGAGACTTGCGTCTACCTGCCGCACGGGCGATCTGAGACTCCACTTCAGCAATGGCAGCTTTGAGATCCACCACGCTTCGATACTCGACGCTCTTGCCGTCATACGTCACGCGGTGTTCGCCACTGGCCAAGGCCTCTCGCAAAGCCTGAAGGTGTTGTTCGGTATAGCTCGTCATCACTTCATCCAGTTACTGCGAATGACCCTCCTGCCACGCTGGGGGACTTTGTTCATAAAAAAGCCACCCGATGGGGTGGCTGGAAGGGGTTGGACACTTGGAGGGTTTGGCAAGACAGTCGGACTGCGCCACGACACGTCCTCTGGCGGGTCATCCACCTCATCATGAATTTCGACCTTGGGCTCTGCTTCCACAAAGTCCACATCTAGGTCATCGTTGGGCGGACGCACGCCTTGAACACCTTGCAAGAACTCCGGGGTTTCAAAGCCTGGTCGTACAGGGAACAACCCGTCCATGCGCAACTCAGGAGGTTCTGCACTGAGCGGGATACCCAATTGGCGTTCCAGCTCTAGCCAGTGGCGCTCCTCAAAACGATCTAAGCCTGCAAGGCTTGCTGCTGCACGCGCGTACACGTAACAGTCCAAGGCCTCGTTGCGCTCTCGCACCTTTTGCCATTCGCGAAACGAAAAACCATTGCGGTCGCGCCTTGTCACGAGTTGCTCTGAACAGAGCTGCTGGACATATTCCGCATCAACCTGCGGCAAATGGACATAGCCGTTGGGAAAGATGATCTCGCCGTCTTCGGTGATGTCGATCGTTTTACGCAGGTTGTTGAAGAATTCCAGCTTGGCAATACCGCCCACCACTGCGTAGACACGCAGGCCTCGTCGCAGTCGTTTGCCGTTGGTGGTCATGTCCACGGCTGTGGGCAAACCGACCAATGCAGCGCCACGGGCCACACCCTTCATGGGCAAGAGCCGTGGGTCGTGCTGACGGCGGACAAAGGCATATGCCTCTTGTGTGGCATAGCCCGTATCCAGTCCCATGCGGACCAAGCGCATTGGCACACCACTGATGTGGGTCCAGCTCTCTTGCAGCATGAGCCCTAAGCGCAGCCACACATCGTCTCGCGATGTATCGCCCTCCAACACCCGGTGCTCCACCAACCATGAACGCTTCTCGCGTCCAAACGCCCAGATGGAGACTTCGATACGGTCTTTTTGAATGTCCACGCCACCGGCAAGCAGCAAACCACCATGCGGCACAGTGCCGATGCGATAAGACTCTCGCCGTTCAAGCAAACGCTCCCACTCAGGGGTTTCGCCTTGCTCGACCCAAGTCTCACCCAGCTCGGTATTCTTAAAAGCCTTGAGTGCCGTGGCTGAGCCTTGCGACAGCTCCCACGCTTGGGCAATCTCTACCCAGCTGCGCCAGCCCACCGGGCTGTACAGACTAGACAGATGAAAACCAGCGGTTCGCCCATTACCCGGAACAGTCGCCACCCAACGGCCCTGCTCGAGCATCTGGGTCTTGGCGTGCTCATAGATGGGCTCCTCACATCCTGTGCAGAGGTAGCGCACGGACTCCGGTTGGCCCTTTTCCCAAATCAAGCGCTCAAACTGCAAGCGTTGCTCATGCCCACAGTGGGGGCACGGCACCATGAAGTGACGCTGGTCTGATTGTTCAAACTCCCGCTCGATGCGCGAGGCACCTGAGATGGTCGGGGTCGAGACAATCAAAATCTTGCGTCGGGCAAACGTACGAGTACGAGCTTCCGCCAGCGAGATGGCGTCACCCTCACCTTCCACGTCACCCGGATAGCCATCCACCTCATCCAAAAAGAGGTAACGCACAGGCATGGAGCGCAGGCCAACCGCGCTGTTGGCACCTGTGAGAACCAACACCCCGCCTCGGAACTCTTTGGTGAGGATGGTGTTGCCCGAATCACGAGCACGCGCAGGCGAGATCAACGTCGAGAGCGTTTCGCTCTCTTCAATGAGCGGATCAATACGCTGCTTAGAGTTTCGCTTGGCCATCTCCACCGTGGGAGCCACAGCCATCATCGGGCCTGGTGCCATGTGGATCACATAGCCAATCCAGTTGTTGCCGCACTCGGTACCGCCAACTTGGGCACCTTTCATGAACACTACACGCTCAACTGGTGAGCTGGGTGAAAGGCAGTCCATGATCTCTTTGAGATATGGCGTGCGGCTTGTGCGCCAGCGGCCAGGCTCAGAGGCAGATTTACCCGACAAGAAGCGGTATTGATCCGCCCATTCAGAAACGCATAAGAGTGGATCAGGGGTGAGCCCCTCGCGCCACGCCTCAGCGATCGCGTCAATTCCGTCGTAATGGTCAAACACATTGGTGCTCCTCAATCGATTCGCACCGCCATCTCTCCCAGATCCTGCAAATGCTCACGCACCGCCTTTTCCAAGATCTGGTGCATTTGGTGAGCATCGACGTTCAAGTCAGACGCTAGCTGTGCAGAGACACGAGCGGGCCAGTTCAGCCACGCATCGCGCTGTGTGCGCGCTAATTTGTAGACATGGGCCACGGCTTGCGCTCGGTCCACCAAGTCGCCTTTAAGGCGTGCTAAGCGCACCTTGTTGGTTTGCGCTTTGAGCACTTCATTCGCTGTTCTCGCTTGCAGCAAGGTGGTGCCACCCATTGAGGGGGCCTGCGCCCCTGACGAGTCACCTAGCGTTTCTCGAACGCTGGCAATCGCTTCATTGGGCACGGGACGATGTTCGCCACGTTGTTGCGAGGCATCCGTGTTCAGACGCCACTGCTCGTTGGCCTTGTCTACATCAATGGATCCATCGGGATTAGCAGTGATGCGCCCGGTATGGATGGCTTTGCGCACAGCGCCATCAGAAATTCCACGGTAGCGCGCATAAGCGCGCATGGACATGTTTTGGCTCATGAATGAGGTCCTGTGAGTGCGTGCGCGCGAATAAGCGTACTAAAGCGTGTCAGTGCGCACTCATGTCCAAGTGATTCAGTCTGACTTAAAGAACAACTTGATCTTGTTTGCGAATGAAGCGTTCATACGTACATGCGCTAACGCATTTGATTAACTTTTTTGGAGCGATTGATGAACCACCACACCACTGCCAACGCGATCACCGCGCCCTCTTCGCTTTTGGAGGAGATCGCTTTGAAGCACTTTTTTGTCGAGACCCTGCAGACACAGAGCCGCGACTGCTTGGACTTTCACGACGTTTCGGTTTGGGCGATTGAATCGGCGCTGAAGGCTGCATTTGAGGCAGGAGTTCAGGCTGGTTTGCAGGCGAAGACAAAGAAGGCTTAAAGAGCACCAAAAATTGAAGCAAGAGATTCACAAGCCGCTTGACTCATTCAGAAATAGAAGCGTTCATCACGCACCTCACAAGTAATTATTTGAAAAACGGAATGAAAGACATGAACAACCCCAAGGCGATTGAAACGATGACTTACACAACTAACGGCCTCACCCTCGATGAGGTGGGCTTTATCCAGATCGCTGGCATCAAAGCCTTGTCGGCAGCGGCCAAGGGTGAGCTGGACTTGAACCGCTTAGCTCGGGAAGAGCTGGCCTCACGCGGTTTGGACAGAGAAGGCCACTGGGTTGACTTTGATCGCGCCAGCCAGATTCACAACGTCAAGAAGTAACCCCAACCACCTCAACAGGAGAAACACATGACCACCACACTCACAGCCACCCAACAAGCCATCCTTGCCCATGCATACCAACACACATCGGGCAAGATTGAATGGTTCCCGGAAAACATCAAAGGGGGAGCTCGCCAAAAAGTGCTCGACGGTTTGTTCAACCGAACACTCATCACCAAGAGCGCCAGCAACTGGTTCATTGCAGCCGAGGGCTACGACGCGATCGGTGTGCCACGCAAGGGATCAACCAACGCGCCAGCGTTGGAGACCAACGCTGCGCCAGCCAATCCCAAAACACCGCGTACACGAGAAAACAGTAAGCAAGCTCAAATGATTGAGTTGCTCAAGCGCCCCGATGGCGCAACCTTGAACCAACTGATCGAAGCCACCGGCTGGCAAGCACACACCGTGCGTGGCGCAATGGCCGGAGCCCTGAAAAAGAAACTGGGCCTCACCATCACCTCAGACAAAGCAGCGGGCCAAGAGCGCACTTATCGCATCAGCAGCGAAGGAGTCGCAGCATGAGCACGATGACCATCACGATCGAGCGCACAGCCTGCACCATAGACTTCGGGGGTAAGAAAATTGACGTTGAGGAACTCAGCATCGAGCTGCCCTTTGCGCGCAAGCTCTGCAGCCTCGAGGAAGTGGGCGGTTACGGCAGCTACAAGGTGCTCGTGACTGCAACCTGCGAGATGACTGCTGATGAGTTCGACAGCTTTGGCCGAACGCTCCTCAGGTCACGCGATTGGCTTGCAGGCAAAGGCGGCGGCACAGGTGGCGGATTTTTGTGCGTTGAGATCAAAGCACCAGGACGACCCTACCTCTACGTCAATCCCGAGGGTGGGGACTATGCGCGTTATGTGGCGCGATTGGGATGAGCGTATGGCATTTCTCCAGCACAAACCATCTGGTAAACAGAGCATCGACCTAAACGGCCCCGATGGCAATGCATGGTGCATCCTTGGAATTGGTCAATCACTCGCCCGAAACCCAAGAATCGACTTTATACCCATCAGTAGCGAAATGATGTCTGGTAACTATCGCCACTTGGTTGTGACTGACATTCCCACTAATCAGAAATCCAACAGGGCAACCTTACCCTTGCCGATGTGTGTGAATTCGCATAGAAAAGCGACTCCTAAATCAACAAACTCGACAAATATGCATTTTTAACAATAAAAGCACATTTTGACATTTTTTTCCAATTTACTATTAGCTAGCATTCCTGAATCAGAGTACTTACGATTACAACCGCATCTGAAAAAGGTAATTTTGCACAAAGGGCAAACATTGTTTGGAATAGGCCAGCGGCCCACAAATGTGTATTACCCGGCAGGTGCGTTAGTTTCGATGTTGGTAGATTTAACTGAAGGTACGAGCATTGAAATAAACGTCATAGGAAAAACTTCTATGGTGGGTATGGCCGTTATGGATAGGCCCAGCTTTTATCGTGCAACAGTTAGAAATACAGGACTTGCCTATCAAATACCGACAAGTGCCTTGAAGCATGAAGCAATGAATTGCCCTGTTTATACACATGCAGCTCAGTCGGATACGTGTAAGTTAATGGCTCAGATGGCACAAACAATGGCATGCGGGAGACATCACTCAACAGAGAAGCAACTCATTCGGTGGTTTTTGATAACACTCGATCACAGTCTGACTTTGGTGATACAAATCACGCAACAAGAAGTTGCTGATTTGCTTGGTTTCCGTAGAGAAGCAGTTGCACTTGCTTTAAAGAAACTTGTTATTCGTGGACATGTGAAACTAAGTCGCGGCCAGATAGAAATATTAAACAGACCTGCACTAGAAAAAGCGTCTTGTGATTGCTATTGGATTTACCAAGACCGAGCAAGAACCGTTTGATCTGGGTCTCCATAAAGTTTATTGACTGCACATGAATGTGAAAGCTAAGCTAAGTTATGTTTTGTGCAGAGTCAAAAATGGAGGCAAAGCCTAAACCTTTGCCTCCTTGTGCGATGCACAAGCGAAGTGATTACTTCTTCTTGTTCAATGCGGCTTTGAAAGCTGCACCGGGTGTGAACTTAGGCACATTGGCAGCAGCGATCTTCAATGCTTCACCCGTACGTGGGTTGCGACCTGTACGTGCAGCACGCTTGGTAGCTTTGAAAGTACCAAAACCAATCAACTGCACGTCTTGCTTCTTGGCCACAGACTTGGTGATGATTTCAAGCAATGTATCGATTGCACGGCCAGCTGCGGCCTTTGACATTTCAGTTTCGTGGGCCAATGCCTCGATCAATTCGGTCTTGTTCAACGTAATCTCCTTTTAATGAACGGTCGTGATTCTGACACGGGTACATGTCAATTCGCTAAAGGGTTTTCTTCTAGCACTTGAGGTGTTTCAAGCTCTACCGCAACAGCGCGATGGAGCACAGCCTTCTTGCCTGTGAAGTCTTCCCAGCGCTTCACGATCACATCCACAAACTTAGGATCCAACTCCATGAGTCGGGCGTGTCGGTTGGTTTTTTCACAGGCAATCGCTGTGGTGCCAGAACCCCCAAACAAGTCGAGCACGATGTCACGGCTCTTGGATGAGTTCTTCACGGCACGCTCTACGAGCTCGACAGGCTTCATCGTGGGATGCAGATCATTGACGCGAGGCTTGTTGTAAAACCAAACATCAGCTTGGTCACGGTCGCCGCACCAAAAATGGTCGGAGCCCTGCTTCCAGCCGTAGAGGATGGGCTCGTACTGACGCTGATAGTCAGCACGCCCTAAGGTGAATGAATTCTTCGCCCAAATCACAAAAGTCGACCACTTGCCGCCCGCATCGAGCCAAGCCTTTTGCAAGGTGTGCAGCTCCGAAGAGCTCATGCACACATAGCAAGCGCCCTTGGTCATGATCAGCAAGTTCAGGCAAGCGTCGTACAAGAATTTGTAGAACCCATCGCCCAACGCATCGTTCAGGATGCGACGGTCTTTGCCGCGCATCTTGTCTTTGGCGCTGTTGCCGTAGTCCACGTTGTAGGGCGGGTCTGTGAAGGCCATGTCTGCAAGTTGCCCATCCATGAGGCGCTCAACATCTAAGAGCACCGTGGAATCACCACAAAGGAGGCGGTGGTTGCCGAGAATCCACAAGTCCCCAGGTCTGGAAACAGGATCTACTGGTGGTTCTGGGATTGCATCATCCTCGGTTAAACCACCGCCTTCATCTTCTGGACTGAGCAAGTCATCAATCTCTTCATCCGTGAACCCCATGAGCGAGAGGTCGTAGTCAGCAGCTTGGAGCTCAGCCAACTCAAGCTTTATAAGCTCTTGATCCCAGCCAGCGTTTTCCGCAATGCGGTTGTCGGCCAAGATGTAGGCCTTCTTTTGCTCTGGGGTCAGGTGCGCCAACTCGATAACAGGCACCTCTTTGAGGTCGAGTTTTCTGGCTGCCATTAAGCGGCCATGGCCTGCAATGACGCCCCTCTCACCGTCTGTGAGGATGGGATTGGTCCAGCCATATTCGGCAATGGAAGCTGCAATCTGAGCAACTTGAGAATCGTTGTGCGTGCGGGCATTGCGGGCGTACGGGATGAGCGTATCAACCGCGACCATTCGGATCTCGGGTGTCATAGGGGCCTTGGTTAAAATTAAGCAAACAACAACGAGAAGCTGCAGTGCGGATAACAGTCATCAACGGGGTCTTAGCCCGTCAGAAAAACAAAGATGGAAGCGATGCAGGCTTTGCACCACTGGTCGTAGGGACCTATGAGGTCGTGGGTCCGGTCAAGGATGGGTTCCTTGAAATTCGCAAAGAAAACGGCAGCAGTTTGTTTTTGCCAATCGACAAACTCGACACCTACGTCAAACGCGGAGACGTTCTGCTGGCCTGAGAATTAGGTTGGGTGCGTACCCGGTGCGTACTGCGCACCCGGATTTCGGGGCTATCAGTATCGAAATCTCGCACCTTTGCCCCCCGCATAGGTTTATCGCCCGGAAGGACCCGTGAATTCAGGAAGTTGGGGGTAACTTGGCTTGATTGACGCCATTGATGGGGCGTTTTGTGCCTGAGATGGCGCATGGATTCTTGAGGTCACACACTGTGAGTCACTTACTCTTTCTCACTTAGCCACTTACGGTCACTGTGTGGGTTCACTTGACTCACAACTGCCGCGACCATAGACAGAAATGTAGCTTCAAAACGCTGAAATGTTGCAGCGTGATTTGGGCTCAAAAGCCGCGCATATCCTCTCCCCCTTTAACTGCGCCGCTTACTCACTTCAAATCACGCTAGAACCCTCACAAACAGTTCGCAGATGGTTTTGCTTTGGCGTTGAGCTTGTCGGTCACGACTTGCATGTCGCGCTTCCAACGTCTCCACGCTGTGGTTCGGTCGCAGGCGAAGCGCTTACCGATCTCTCGCCAGTCGTATCGCTTGGCGCGCATCCACACCAAGTGCCGCTCATCCAACTCCAAGACTTGCACCCATTGCATGACTTCAAGCATCAGGTCTACGTCCTTGGGACTTGGTGGCGGCAATCGATAAAGCTTCTCGCGGTCGGGATACGCCTCGAGTTCACTTTGCGCGACCACTGGCCAAGTGCTCACGTAGCCTTGGACCGTCACACGAGGCAAACGCCTCGCAGTGCGTGCTGCTTCCGTGAAACGCTCGGCTACAACATCAATCGTCCAAAGCTCATCCATGCTGCCCTCCCTTTGGTGGGACACAGTTGGTTTGCCCGTAGAGCCGCTCTCCAATGCTGCGAATGAGTTGACGCTCCAAGAAGTTCAGACGCGTGTCTTGCTCAGAGATGACCAAGATGTGTTGCTCTCGCCAACCTTGGCGCTTGGTGGCCTCAACATCCATGGGGTGGGCTTGCATGCGCCCAAGGGGCGATGGATAGTGCGGTTGGGGAATGTTCATTGAACACCTCCAATCGTGAAATATCCATGTGCCGATGGGGAGGCAAATGCGTCGAATGACGCATTTGACGTTTTAAAACATTCCTTCTCTTTATGCGCGTATGTACGTACGCGTAGAGAACTACTGTTAAGTAGTGTCGCAAGTGTCAAAGTACCTGTTTTTGAATTCCTAAGTTTCATTTTTATCTCCTAGTTATCGTTGTAGGGGTAGCTGCGATTAGGGAAATTGGTGGGCTGTTTGATGTCGATACCCGCAAAGCCACGAACACCTATGGAGTTGCGCCACTTGTCGAAACGTCGCGTGATGAGAGCATCAGAAAATCGGCGTTGTGTGCCCACGAACTCACCGCTCATCTCGGCCCATTGCTTCCAATCGTTGAAGAGAGTCACCGTCAGTGCTTTGTCATTGGCTCCGAGCTTGCAGCGCTCATCCATCCAACGCCCCATAGCGTCTTCACCCTCGAAATACTCATCCGTGGCACTGGTCACCGAGAGTGGTTGCTTGAGCCCGATCTGCTGCCAGAGCAAACAACCCTTTAGTGCCCAAGCCAAGATGCCGTCACGCTCAGAGAGCAACTTTTCCGTGAGCAAGGGGTCACGTTTCTCAGGCGGCACCGTGATCGTGAAAGGAATCAAGTGCATACGACGGCGCATCGCCTCATCGATATTTCGAATGGCGGGCTTGTGGTTGCCCGCAATCAACAACTTGAACTGAGGCGTGTAGGTGAAGAAGTCCTGGTGCATCAGCCGCGCTGTCACCAAGTCCCCGCCTGTGATGGCTTTGATCTTGGATTCGTTCCAACGTCTGCCCTGCTCGGTTTCTGTGGCCGAGACAAAGCGTGCGCCGCGCAAACCAGCGAGATCCGTGGGGTGACGGTCAGAGCGTGTTTCCATGAACGTGTCCATGGGAGCGTTGGCCGCGTAATCACCCAAGATGGTTGAGATTACGTTGACGAACACGGACTTGCCGTTAGCCCCAGTGCCGTACAGGAAGAACAAGGCGTGCGTGCTGATATCGCCCGTGAGGCAGTAGCCCACCACGCGTTGCAAATACAACTGCAACTCCTTATCGCCACCCGTGACGTTCTCGAGGAAATTAGTCCATACAGGGCTTTCACCTTTGGGTGTGGCTGTGGTGACCTTAGTCATGCGTCGATCGCGCCTATGCGGCCCAATTCCGCCACGCCTGAGGTCAATGATTCCACCAGGCGTATTGAGCAACCAAGGATCGGCATCCCACTCCTCAACCGTCGCACTGTGACGTGGGTCCGTGCGAACGATGCGTTCAATTGCAGACATGGTGCTCGAGCCAGCCAAGCGTAACTTGAGTCTTGGCGTGTCTGCTTTGTAGGACGCGGCACGACAAACCGTTCGACTCAGGTGATGCACGTAGAGCGACTTGTCGATGTTCCAGCGCACGCCATTCCACACCAACCATTTGCCCCATGGAGAACAAAACCGCCAGTCCTCACCAAACTGACGCGTAAACGCTATGGCCAAGCCATCTTCAGTGGTGTAATCTAGTCCATCCACGATGTCTGTTGCCATGTTCTCGTCAGCTTGACGCACGACGGGCATGCGGTCGCCTGCCGCGATAAAACCAGCGACATCAAATCCTTCGACGCGCGCATCGGCCACATCCCAACCTTCAGGCTTTTCCTCTGGGGGCTGAAGGATTGCGCAGCTGAGAGCACCCGCAAGCAGGATGACTTGTGACGCACGGTCCGCATAGTCCCAACCTGGCTTGTCACGGTCAGGCCAGATGAGCACATGCTTGCCAGCAAGTGGTGTCCAGTCGGTTTTATCCACGGGCGCATTTGCACCTTGCATGGCAGTCGTGGCGCACACGCCAAGCTCAATGAGCGCTTGGGCACACTTCTCCCCCTCGACCAGAATGATTCGTTCGGCGTACGAGATGCCGTGTTGGTTGAACAAGGGGCGCGGGTCAGGTGGAGCCATCTTGCGGCGCTTCACATCCCATGGGCGAAACTCTTTCTTGCCAGGCTCAGGGTCGTAGCGATAGACCACTGCAATCAGCTTGCCTGTTGCATCTTGGTAGTCCCACTTGGCAGTAGCGGGCCCAAGTTCATCGACTGCAGGCGTTTTGGCTTTGTCTTGACTTGGGGGGCGTTGCGGCAGTGAATCCACTCGACCCATTAAATCCTCGGCACGTTTGAGCACATCGGGGAAATGGGTCTGGATGTTGAGTTGGTAGTGACGCGCAATCAGATCGAAGATGTCACCACCCTCACCTGTTGCGCGGTCAGTCCACAGTCCTGCTTTGGGGCCTGAGAGCAGCAACTCCAAACTGTCCCCTGGGCCGCCCATCACATCGCCCACCAAGTACTTGGTATTGCGGCGTTTGCCAGCTGGCCAGATCTCAGCGATGAGTGTGCTCAAACGTTCAAGCAAAGCCTGACGGATGTCATCTTTTTCACGCGAGCTATCCGTTTTAGGTGGAATCGATTTGCGAAACGCCTCTTGGGCGGGGTCATTGAAATCAAGCATGTATAGCCTCGCCTTCTTGAGAGTGGCGAGATGGCTCAGACGCCAGCTGGTCCTGTGCCTCCTTTGCTTGCGCCGCCAACAGGTCTCCGAGTTGCGCATGCCACACCCGCAATTCGTTGAGGCGATAGCGCACCAGCTTGTTGATGTAGTAATGCGGGATCTGAAGCTTCTTGCGCTTGTAGGGATTTCGGAAAAAGTAAAAAGGCAGGTTGAACGCGATGGCAGCTTGCTCAGACGAGAGCATGGTCTCGAAGGAGTTTGAGTTGGTGTGTGAATTTCGGGGTGTTTGATTTGTCATGGCAAAAGTTCTCCCTGCCAACCACCTCAGTGGTCAGCATCAGTTTTGAAAATTGAATAAGACGCAGCAACTAGTACTGCGTCTGGGACTTAGATCTAGGTCTAGCCGTAGGACTCGTGGCCAAGCATCCGTAAGGGCGGGTACTTGCTCGCTTCATGCGCTTGCACCATCGCTTCGACATAGGCGGTGACCACAGCGTTGATCAAGACCAAGGCCTCCGCCTGTGAGTAAGTACTCAGCGCACGGTCCATGCCCACTTCGTTTGCAGCTTCGCCCAAGGGTTTGAGGCAACGACGCATGGCGGACATCTCAGCTTCAGAAGGATTAATCACATAGCCCTCCTTCACCGAGATGCGCACATCCCCATGGTTGAGCAAACGCACGCCCGCTTCGTAGAGTTTGTGAAAACACCTCTGGCAGCGCATCGAACAAAACACCCAATCGACGGGATAGCGTGCTGCACGTCCCACAGGAAATCGGATGTCCGTATGGCCGTAGCCTCTGGCCTGCCGTGCACAAACCCAACACTTCATAACTGCGTGTTTGCTCACCATGTGTCACAACTTGACTCACTGAGCCCATGAAGGACGTCCCTGCGTGCTGGGCACACGCGTTTGGGTTGAGTACCCGGTGGGCGGGTAATTCGATGGCGGCAAATTGGCAGGAGGAATATGCGACACAGGAACCGCCGCAGCGGGAGCACCGCCGTTTGAACCACTAGGGCCAGCAATCGCCTGCGCTTTGGCCAAGATCAAATCAGCATAGTCTTTGTGGTCAGGCTCCATCACTATGCGGATGATGTTGCGCAACTCACCCTTGCCGTCTTTTTCAACACCGATGCGTGCCGGGAACTCCACGCCATCGAGATCTGCAAAGCCTCGGATTTGTCGCGCATGCGCCGCCTCGGGTGAGTTGTCATCCGGATGAATATTGCGTGAGCTGTTGAGCACCGCCTTGATAAAGCTGCGCCCCATCTGGCCCCAAGTTGGTCCTTTGTTGGAGTGCAACCCCACATTACTCCACATCTTGCGCTTAGCGAATTGCCCGTGCAGCACTACAAATTCGCAGGACAGGAAAACGGCTCCTGTTTCATGTGAAGCAGTTGCGTAGCCGCCAGTCCATCCGCGCTCAGGTTCGTCGTAACCACCAGGCTTGATGGTCATACGCACCACAGCTTGGGTACCTTTGGGGATCAGGTCAAAGCCACTTTGTTGGGCTTCGGCATCGTTGAAGTCGTTCCAGCTGCTGGGAGCGTTTTGGGTGTGTTGTTCTGGGTACATGTGTAAATCCAATGAATGTGTAAATGAGGAGTAGATTCAGAGCTGGACTTCGCCGACCCAACGAATCTTGAATTGAGGTTCAGTGACAAGCTCTCGGCGTGCGGGCTGAAAAGCTGCTCGAAGTAATGGGTGCCACTTGGCATAGTCCTCCTCGGACACTGACAAGTGAACTTCCATGAAGTCCTGCACGCGGTCCCCGGCTGCGACCATGCGGTCAGCGATTTGGGTGAGGTGCTCCTGATCCCAAACGATCTCTTTTGCATGCGTGACATCGATCTGCAAGTCACCGTCGTCAATACGGAAACGTGCTGACTCCTCCTCACCAAAGCTATTGGCTTGTCGGATTTGTTCGTCGTAGCGTTGTTCAAGACCTCGGTTAATACGACCACGCATCTGGATGGTCCAGTCATGGAGTTCTTGCACCGCATGGCTAAACTGAGCCAGTTGGTCTTTGGGGAGTCGGCTGATTTGGTTGGCCGAGAGGTCAGGCAAAGCGGCCTGGTGGAGTTGGAGGTGGTTCATGTTTGGCTCCTCAGCTTGCGACACGTTGTGAAGTTGAGATGTGTTGCACGAAGTTCTCGTACGCCTCAATCGCGTTAACGGTATAGGTCACGCGTTTGCCAAGCTTGAGGTAGTGAGGACCACGACCTTCGGTCCGCCAACGTTGCAGGGTTTTGGGACTCATGCCCCAACGAGAAGCCAAATCAGCTTCCGTGAAGACCATTCGCTCAGCAGGCAGAGCGTCTTGACCTGGGGTGCCAAGAGGTGAAGTGCGCCCGGTTCGGGCAGGTGTTGCAGACCGCAT